TTACCCGATTATTTACCAACGGAGCCCAGCATTTCTTTTACTGCCCGAAAGCCAGTCAAAAAGAAAGGCGGGAAGGTCTGGAAGGGAAAAACATTCACCCGACTGTAAAACCCGTTGAACTTATGCGATATTTAGTTCGGCTCATCACACCACCGAACGGGACTGTGCTTGACCCGTTTTTAGGAAGCGGTTCGACGGCAGTGGCGTGCATAAAAGAAAATGTAAAATATATAGGAATTGAAAGAGAAGAAAATTATTTCAATATAGCGTGCCAGCGAGTCAATTATTCACTGGAACAATTACTAATACCATTGGAGGAAAAATGACAGCGCAAGAATTATTTTTAGATGTTACGAAGCAACTTAAAACATCTATGGAAAATAAGACAAAAATTTGTCTTTCTGATATTAAGATTGGCAAATGAGTGTAATGAAAGAGAATAGAATTGCAGATTTGAACGCAGAATTGGGGATATTATCAGCAATGCTGATCGATGACAGCATTCTCCCGCAAGCGATAGGTGAACTTAAAGAGGAATATTTTTACCATAATAATTATAGAAAAATATTTCAGGCGATAAAGAAATTATATGATCGTCAAAATAAGGTTGATCTCATCACCCTTGCTGATGAATTGAAGATGGAAGGAATATTCGATACTGTTGGGGGAGTTCAAATCCTGAATCTACTCAGTGATTTCGTCAATTCGGCGGTAAATTATCCTCTATATCTAAAAATTCTAAAAGATAAATATCGTCTTCGGGAACTGTTGAATATATGCAATTCATCTATCATTGAAATCACATCCGCAAAAGCATCAGCGGAAGATATATTGAATAACATTATTACCAGTATTTTGTCTATGGATTTCACCGAAGAAGAGAAAAAATTAGTATCATTGCAGGAATTGATTAGAAGATATGCTGATTGCATTGACCCTTCAGAAACAGAAAACTATATCGATACTGGATTTCCTGATATAGACAAATTGCTCGGTTCATTGAGTGCGGGACAACTCGTTATTTTGGCGGGGAGACCTTCAATGGGAAAAACCGCATTAGCATTGCAAATAATGAAAAATGTTGCTATCAGACAAGGAAAAACGGTAATATTTTACTCTATTGAACAAAGCAATGAAGAAATTTTAAGTCGGCTCCTGGCACAAAAAGGGATATATTCAATGGATGAAATATTCGGGTTGAAAATGACAAAAAGGGAAATAGCTTCCTATTTACAGAGTTTGGAAAATTCCAATATTTACCTTAATGACTATGGCAAAATAAAAACATCGGATATTAGAAATGAAATAAATATAATGAAAAAAAGAGGGATAAAACCCGATTTATTGATTATTGACTACTTGCAATTGTTGACCTCTGAAAGAATTTACAAAAGTAAATATGAAGAGGTTTCCGCTATAAGTAGAGATATGAAGATATTAGCAAAGGATTTACGGGTTCCAATATTGATACTTTCACAATTGAATAGAGACCTCGAAAATCGGGAGGATAAAAGACCACGATTATCGGATCTGCGTGATAGTGGCAATCTGGAGCAGGATGCTGATAAGGTGCTTTTCCTATATCGGGATGAGGTTTACAATAAGGATACTGATTACCCTGGGATTGTAGAGGTGATTGTCCGCAAAAACAGGAACGGAAAAAGAGGCACCGCAATGTTATATTTTAATGAAAATTATATCACATTTAATCCCGTTGATAACGGGTGATAAAAAAAGCAGGAGGTGACAAATGTCACAAGTCAAATGTTACGAAATGGCTGTGGAACAGCAGATGGCGTTGCAAAACGCTTTGGAAAAGGACGATAGACAAGAATTCCTGAAATTAATCAGGGATTATTCTATCAATAATATTATAATTGGAACAAGTCAAAATCCCACAATTGTATCGGGTTATGTTTCTCTATTGACGAAAGCCATAGAGAAATGGATACTGGGGATAAAGGAGGAAACAAATGAATAGTAAAGAGCGTCAAAATTATATCGGGGGGACTGATGTTGCGTCCATCGTCCTGCCCAGACCAAAATGGAAGACCAAGCTTGCCTTATGGATGGAAAAAACTGGAAAGGTTATCCCACCCGATATTAGTGAAAAACCTGAAATAGAATGGGGAACATTGCTTGAAGAAGTAATCAGGAAAAAATTCATCGCAGATACGGGATACCCAGTGGAAAAACCTCAAGAGCCATTAGTTCACCCGCTTTACGATTATATGCAGGGTCATCCCGACGGGATAGGAGTGGATGAAAACGGAAACAAGTTCATCTTCGAGGCAAAGACCTCCCGTTATGGTGCGGGTTGGGAGGATGGTAATATTCCAGAGGAATATCAGCTACAGGTGGCTTATTATATGATGTTGGCTGATGTTCCTTACTCATTTATCGCAATATTAATTGGTGGCAATGATTATCGCTGTTTTAAGATTGCCCGTGATTATGAATTAGAAAAAATAATTATTGAAAAGATTGTTGATTTTTGGGAGAATAATATATTGAAGGATGTTGCTCCCGAATTGACGGCAATCGACGACTTCAACCTCACCCTTACCGAGCAAGTTCCTGATGTTATTGAAGGGAACCACGAAATTGATATGTTAGTAAATGTTTATAAGGATTTGCAAGATAAGGAAAAAGATATCAGCAAAGAAAAAGAAGATGTAAAATTGAAGATTCTGGAATATATGGGAAATCACGAGTATTTGAAGGCGGGAAGATACATAGTGCGATATCAAAAAGTGAAATCGTCAACTTTAGACACCAAAAAATTAAAGAATGAATTACCGCACATAGCGGAAAAATATTTGCGGGAAACCGAATCATTCAGATTTACCCTGAAGGAGGATAAAAATGAAGAATATTAAAGAAGCACTCTTCAATACAGGTGAATCAGCATTTTACGATGCTGATATATTGAAAATGAGAAGCGATTATGCAAGGGAAATTCAGGAGAAGGTAAAAGCTGGCGAACTTACACGGCAGGAAGCTACAAAACTTCTTCACGAATTCGCAAAAAAACATAAACATTGGATTAAGGAGGATAATAATGAGCAGTAACATTGAATATAGGCAGATGCAGGTTAAAACAGAATTGCCCAAAACTACTGATAATAAAGTGGTAACGATAACCGATTACCTGAAGAGTGATAATATGCTAAAACAATTCCAATCCGCACTGGGGTCAAAAGAACTTGCAGAACGCTTTGTTCGGATCATCCTTACCTCGGTGCAGACGAATCAGGATTTGCAAAAATGCACTCTTGGGTCAATTATCACCGCATCGCTGGTGTCTGCACAATTGCATCTGGAACCGAATACACCGCTGGGTCATGCCTGGCTGATACCTTACTTTGATAGCAAAAGTAAACAATATTATGCCCAATTCCAATTGGGATATAAAGGTTTACTTGATTTATTTTATCGTCACCCATTAGCTAAAATATGCGTGGTAAATGAGGTGCGATATCAGGATGTATTTGCTATCTATGAAGGTAATAGATTGGAGATTTACCATAAGTTCGATTATCGTCTTCCTCTGGAAAAACGGGGGGATGTGATAGGATACTATTGCATTGCGGAGCTTACCAATGGTGCCCGAAATGTGCATTATGCGCACATTGAGGATATAATGGCTCATGCAAAGCGATATTCGCAATCATTCGATAAACCCTACTCTCCGTGGAAGCGGTTTCCTGCCCAGATGTGTATGAAAACAGTGGCGAAAGCGTGCCTGGCTTATATGCCACTCAGTGTGGAAATCAGGGAGGCATTGGCGAACGATGAAAAAATACGAGCCAATGTGATTGATAACATAGATGTTTTCGACCTTCCCGTGATTGAATTGGACGAAAACATTCAAAAACAGGGGAAAACACCAGATAAAGAACCTGCTCCCATTGAGGAGATAATTGAACCCGAACCCGAAGAGGAAGGGTAAAAAATAAGAGGCAGGATGATTGTATCCGCTCATCATCCTGCCTCAAAAAAAAATATTAAGGAGAAAGGATGAACACAATAGATAAAATCTATCTCGATACCGAAAACTATATTATAGTGGATGAAGAAGGAATTTGCAGATAAAGAAGATAATAATGAATTAAACGCTTTGACGGTAAATATGGATATTTATATTTATCCGAGTGAAACTTCATTGAGATTATCCGTGCACAATGCAAAAGGAAATTCTTACGATATCGGTTTCCAAAAAATAAAGGCGACCGATATAGGCAAAATGTATCAGCAATTAGAAATAATTGCGGGAAGCATAAATCCTGAAGTCAAGGAACTAATAGGTAATCCTATGGGAGGTGATATATGCGAAAACTCACGATAAAATACAACTTCAAGAACGAATATTACCTGCACATTGATTACGGCAAAGACCCGTCTGGAGATACAGTAAAAGTGGCGATGGATATATATGTCTATCCCGATTGTATGAATGCAAGAATTTATGTGAATGAAGTCAAAGGTTTATCCTTTGACTATGGAGTGCAGAATATTCAATTAAGCAATCTTTTAGAAGTTTTACAAAGATTGGAAACATTTATGATCGAAAGCTGTCCCGAAGTCAAAGCTGTGATGCGGGATGAAGAACAAGAGATAGAATTAAGAAAAAAGGAGGAACAATGGTTAAGATCGACGAAAAAGGATATGTAACTGAAGAATATCAGCGTGCAGTATTATCTGCCCTGAAGGCAAAAGGTATTAAGGAAAAAGATTTTGCCATCTTGCTTGGAATACCAGCAGGTGTATTCTATCAGTGGATTTGCGGTTATGGGAAATATAAAAAGTTGCGTGATAATTTGATTAAGAAAATTGAAGCAATATTGAATGTGTAATGCGCAAAATCTCTCGTCTGAATAATATTCAGAAAAAGAATGCTAAAAGAAGATGGCAATGTAAAATACATCTGAATGGGGAAATAACATTAAAAAAGGAGTTCACGATGAAAGAAGATAAGCTAAATAAAGCCAAAACAATAATATTTGAGGCATGGAATAATGCTGGTATTATTAAACATAGGAAACTATCACAAAAAGCAGAAGTAAAAATAAAAAGTGCCCTCAAAGATTATACCATAGATGAAATCCTGACCGCAATAAAGAATTATGGCATCATCGTGAATGATGATGCCTACTTTTTCAATTACCGATGGTCTCTGGAGGATTTCTTGGCACGGGGGATTCAGAAATTCCTTGACGATGCTTGTTATGATAATTTCCGCAAAAATAAAACTAAAAAAGTTTACAAGGAGAAAAGTGATGATTCAATTAAGTTTTAAGGAATATTTAGACAAAGAGGGTCTCGATACTACTAAAGACCAAAAAGTGATTGAGTATCTGGATAACAATCAAGATAAGGTATTTCGGTATCTTATTACAGGGAAAGTTGGAACGGGAAAAACATTGCTGGCGAAGAAGTTATGCTGGTGGAAACATTCACTATTCTCCTGTTTATCCGTGCATAGATTGCTTAATTTTATGGCGTCCGATATCAATCAGCTATTCGAGGATGTTCATAGTATTATCATTGACGATATTGGCTCGGAAGATGAAAAGGATGCTATGAAAGTTGCAAATGCGGTAATATTGTTTCTCAAAATATTAGAACTGAATAATAATACGGGATTTATAATTACCACAAACCTAAACTCTGAAGAAATCAGGAATAGATACGGAGATCGCTTCTTTGATCGCATCATCGGTCAATTGACGATATTATGCCTGAATCCACCATCCTATAGAAAGGCAAAAGCGGAGATTATCAAATGAAAAAGAAAATGAAGCCCGAAAGGGTATTTGAAAAAGAGTTCGCTTGGTGTTGCAAGATTAAAAAATGCCTCTACATAAAAATTCCCGACCCGATAATGACCGAAAAAAGAGTGCAGATGATGCGGGATAGAGGGGTATCAGATGAATTGAAAAGACCATTTGACGGCATCCTTGTGAAAAAAACAGGCAACTATTGTTTGGAATTTAAGTTCGGTTACGGCAAATTATCAGAGCATCAGAAATATTATCAGGAAACAATAAACGGGATAAATCAATCATTCTATATAGTGCGGAAAACAGTTACGAAAGTAAGGAATGAAATAGCAAAAAAAATAATATATAAGTTAACTTTGCCCGATGGTCAAATATTACAAAGCAATAATTTAGAAGATATCATTGATTACATAGGAGGTAACAATGACTGAAAAAAAGAAATATGCAAATACTCTCCTGATTAAAAAAATTCTGGAAGGTTTCAGGATGAGACAATGCTACACCTGCTACAGGTATTTTCCTGAATGTGCTTACTATAACACTATGACGGAAAACATAACCGATAATGTCCAAAAAGGCATAAAGGATATGCCTCCTCTATGTCAAAAATATGAAAACAGATTTACCCGAAATAAAGGAGATTAAAATGAAAAAAAGAAGAAACTCTAATGTAATCTGTTCATTGGGAAAAGAATACAATGAATCACGATTGGTGGCAATTATAATGGAAGATTACAGGATAAGGCAATGTTACACCTGTTATAAATATTATCCTAATTGTCAATATTACTTTGAAGGAGTGGATAAAGTTACCGAAATGGTAAAAGCAGGTAAAGAGGAATTGCCCGAACCTTGTCCGAAATATGAAAACAAATTCTTTAGAGAAAAAGGGAGGAATAAATGAAAAAAATTGATATCCTATCAATAGTTGAATGTATCCTTTTCGCAATCTTTATCTTATCAGTGATTGCGACCATAATCTTATTGTGTCAAATGGTGTTCAAAAAAATTGACAACTTCTCTTATCTGGTATTGTTCACCGCACTGGAAACATTATCGGTTGGTGGTCTGATTGCGATAGATATGATACGAGATAAAATTACACGAAGGAGGTAAAATGAAAAACGCAAAAGTCCGTCTCCTAATCAAGCAACCCTTACTGGACAAATACGGGGTATTCTATATGAATCGTTATTATGATTTATCAATTAATATCCCTTCGGATGTAGTTGCGGAAAACATCGGGGATACAAAATTGCATTATCAGGTAATAGGTGCCAGTGTTGATATCAATATGAAATATCTTATCCTGCACTTGTCCGCAAGTATCTATCTAAAAAGCGAAAAAGGGTTTGTTGGCATGCAAACTCTTTATAGAATTTATCCTTATCCCGCATCTAATTTACCTGAAGAACTCCGAATAGAGAAATTTACATCGGAATTAGAAGTTTATGGCTCTGTAATAGAGGAATTATAAAGTTAAGAATGTTTGACTTTCGGAATTATTGAAGCAAGCAAGTGAAAATATTTGACCCAAGCAAAATAGAGGGTATTACCAAGGTGGTAATACCCTCTCATCGAGGAGTTTTCTATGAGTGGGGGGAAGGGGGGAAGATAGATAACTATTTCTTTTTCCAGAACTTCTGCAATACAGGTAAAACTGCCTTCTCAATCACATTTACTATAGATTTATTATTTAGCAATATTTTTTCTGTTTTTGTGAGATTTGGACTGTTTTTTACCTCAATTATTGCGTTATTTAACTTTTCCTCGGATGTCATCTGCACTTCTTTTGATAATTCTTCGGTTCCAATTACCGCTTGGAATATATCCTGAATCACCTTAATTATGATATTGGATACCCATTTTGGAATTTTTAGGTAAGAGCAGATAATTCCAACGATTACTATAATTGTGGAGATAACTATCGGACTTCGGACAAAGTCCATTAGAACTTGTTGAATTTCTTGCCACATTTTTAACCTCCATAAGGAGCTATGTTGAATGTTGCTCCTGATAATTTTAGTGTTTCACCTTTCGGTAGAAACAGATAATCAATTACATTGACGGGCAAAACAATATTTGCTTCGTTAATACCATACAATCCTGATAATACATTCTCATCAGAAGAATAACATACTATCCGAAGAATGCGATCATTATTATTATCTTCAGAGAATTCTTGATTTGAAGTTTCGGCGTCTATAGTGACCACACTATCAGGATTAACAGGCGGGTAGAAAACGGGTAGCGGATTTGCATTTTCATCTAATATAAGGTTTTTCATTTATTCCTCCTTTGTGTTATAATTTTAATTTATAACCTTATTTGTTATAATATATATTTTTATTCATTATTTACCACTTATTTCTAATAAGCGCTTAACATTGCGGACATCTATGTGCACCCAAGATACATCCTTCTCAATACAGGTAATCAGCGGAAACAACCCTCTTCTTATATCGTTTCTAATGGTCTCGGCTGATATCCCCGCAATAGTAAAGTCAACCGCTCTCCCGAATTTATGTTGGCTTAATTCTGCACCATCAGGGTCAAATGGCTCTCTCCACCCTCTGCTATTGAACTTGCCTCCCCAATACCAATTATTCACCGTGACTGGTCTGCCATAATATTTTCTTATTTCGTCAAGTGTTATCAATATTCGCTCGTCCATCAGGATAAGCCAATAATTCTGATATTTTTTGTTCGGAACTAATTCATACCATTTATAGTAAATTGGAACATACATATTTACAACCTATTTATCTCTTTTATTTTTTCCGTTAATTATTCTAATTATCAAGTCCAACTTCTCATTTTGCGCCTTAAAAAGCGCTTCAAGAGCGGATAATCTTTTTTCAATACCTATAAACATCTGTTCATATCTTATTTCGGATTCATCGACTTTTTTGGTAAGTTCTTCTATGCTATCTTTATAATCAATTTTCATTTTATCAATCTCTTGATATATTTTATTATCAGAACTTTCTGCGCAAAGCTTACTATTAGAAACGGCATCCTGTAAATTTTCAACTTTTATATTCAAAGCAATCAAGGATTGCTTGAATTTGTGATATAAAACACTTATCCACCAGACAATAATACCGATATCAATAATGATAGCGATAATTTTTGGTGCATTATTTAGAATGTTATCCAATATAACGCTCATCACTAATTTACCTTCTTAAACTGCAAATTGACCATATAATAATGTCCTGAAGAGATCTCAAAAGAAATTTCATTCAGGTAAAAACGGGTTCCTCCGAGACGATTTGTTAATCGGACTCCAGCGACAGCTACATAATTGTATTGATCATCGCCTTCCCAAACATTGACAATCACATTCGGGTCAATATCAGTATCCCCAGGCAAACCTAAATTAGCACAAATTTCTTCATAAAACAATACATAAGTTCCCGTGTAAGTAGCTCTGAAGCCATTTCGGTAATGATAAGTATTTGCAATTGAACCCATTATATTTTCTATCTGATTCTCAATGTTGGCAAGGTGATTGTGGAGATTTTCATTCACACCCGATAGGTAATTAATTTCTTCAGAGGTTACAGTTACCTCATTTACACTGTTTATTCTTGGGTAATTTAATCGTTTCCATTCAAGTGTTTGATTGCTTTCGGTGTCTACAATCGCACCATAAATTCCGTGAAGCATATTTAATTCGGAGGTTGTGATTGTTGCCCCGAATAAAATATTTATTTGCTCTGAAGTTGCATTTACCGCATTATTACTATTTATTTTTGGTGCAGTTAATCTTTTATTGGTCAATGTTTGTGCGGTATCTAATGTTGCCAGATTTCCATAATTATTATTATAACAACCGTGATTTATCCAATTTGCAATATTTAATATTGTTATTTTTTTGGTAATATCTGAACCTGTAATATCATCTATTACCATTACATCTCCGCCTTGAACCGATGTAGCGTCAAGGGACAATGCTAAATCTTTGATACGCATTTTAATTCTCCTTTAAGTTAATCACCATATATTTGTGCTTGTAAATATTCACCTGTGTCTGTTGTCAAGGGTTTAAGTCCTTGAACAGAATCATTTACTTCTATTGTTGCGATAGAAATATTATCAATGTAATTAGGTATTTCGTCAAGAGGATACACAGAAGTGAAATCCAGTTCCAATGTTTGCACTATGCCACGAGGAATTAGGTTCTTAATTTGAAATTTATTGTCAACTGTTACCTCATAAAATATTCCCGCACCAGTTTCACTATCATAACTCGGACATAGCATTAGATAATCCCTGGGAAAAATATCTGTTGGCTGATTTGAAGAATTCAAACAATTTATTACTTCCATTATTTTTAGGTAATCATTTGGCAATATATTCCGCCAGATAACCTTAAAATGAGCACGATGTTGCGCTTTCCTTTTTGCCAATCTTCCTGAAAGGAGATTGTAACTTATAGTTTCATCATCCAACCGCATTTCAACTTCCGAATGCGGGTCATGGACAAAATGGGAATACCACATATCCGCAAGACAAGCGCCACGAGTTCCATAAAAAATGTGAGTAGCCATTATTCCCCCAATAAATCTAATTCAAGCAACTTATTACTTAATATATCTTGACTAAAACCTAATAAGTAATATTCCTTATTGTTAACTATTACTTTTTTCATCAAACTATTGTCAATATCTTCTGGAGAAAAAGTATCGGAAGCGTCATATAAGATTTTCAATCTATGCTGGTAACTATCCAATAATTCACTATAGAATTCGTTAATACACTGCTGTGCATTCTCCCATCCAGAAAAGATTGATAGAGAACTTAACATATTGTCTTTTTTCCCATAGATTCCCGCTTCTTGCATTTCTATTATATTGTCATCCGTCAATTCGCCCAATACAGTGTTTCCAGAATATAAAATATTGCGACTGATAATTTTCACCCATCCCAATCTATCAGCAACTATTGATAGATTATTGCACGCAAGAATTGCTTTTACAATATCGGAGGTCTTATGTTCGCCTTCTGTGAGCGGAAAAGAAGTGAAGAAAACATCAGTGGAAAACATCCACTCATTGTAATAATTATTCCATTCTATTTTTCTATAATTATTATATAATGGTAAATATTTTATTTGATAAATAAGTTGCTCTGTAGGAAATGAAAGACAATGATTATCCTTATCTACAATATTGGTATTTCTTGGCAATAATTTCAAATTAAGTAAATTATTATTCACATAATATAAAACTGCGTCATGTTCAATGCTATAATTATAAAAAGTTCCATAACGGACATTGGTGATATTGATAACATTATCTTTTCTGCAATCAAATGCTTCATAAATAACATAATAATAATGGAATTCATTGTCAATTTTGTGAAAAACTTTTATCTTTACACAGCTTAAAATATTTGCATCTACATCAGTATTTATCACAGATCTATAAGCATTGACAAGATTATTTTCTATATTATTTATTTCGCCATAAGTGTGCTCCCAATTAATGTAACTCCCGTGAGGATTGATTATTCCTGTATTATATATTTTATTTTGAATATAATAATACGATTCTGATAAATTTGTAACTATTTCTATATTTGATAATTTATGAATTATAACTTCCCAATAAGGAGGATACCAAACGGGATTTTCAACGACCCGTTTCCATAACTGGATTACACCAGTTGGAAAACCTATAGTTCCTGGATAATGCGCCTCAAAATCTTTCGCCAACTCTATCCAGACCCATAAATTGTCAACGATGGTCAAGGTAATTGTTTGAGATTTCCTATCAATTTCTACAAAATCTAAAGGGAGCATTCCCGTGAATAATACTTTGAAATAGGAAGGATGCCCCAAGTCATCGGTCTGATAATTTACAAGTTGGCAAAACTTGAATATTCCATTGAAATATCTTTTGAATTGATAAGGTGCATGCTTTTCTCTGGCAAGAAAATATCCTGGGTAATCTTCTCCATTCAAATATTTGACAATATATTCTTGATAAGCAAGGACAATTTCCGCTGTCCTGCCCCGTGTTTCCAATATATCATCAGGAGAAATAGCTATGTTTTCAAAATCTATAGAGACAATATTATCGGGAGTTCCCAAATATATAGATACCTGATCGTCTACATCAGGACTGATTTCCGTGACAAGCAAATAGAAATCACAAGGCATTTGTCATCCTCTGCGCTTTTTCAATAGCAGTTCTAAACGGTAAACCTTTAATAACTTGTGTGTAAATCTGTGGAGGGTTATTTTTAATTGCCTCTGCCAAATTTTTAATTTCTTTGATAAGTTCTTTATCGTTATTATTTGTTTGTATTGTTGTATAATATTTATATTCGGGTCTAATGTTGCCAGTTGCCATTTGATTTGGTAACTGATTAATTGGTATCTCGCCCGTTAAGGTTCTTGGTGATATTGCGTGCACTGCGGGAGCGAAAGGATTAACAATACCCGACAAATTCCACCCCAATCCCTTCACAAAGAATTGGAAGGTAAGCCATTCTGCTATCATCCTCTCTACTTGTGCGATGAAGGCATTCGCCATATCAATGAAAAAATTTATTAGTGTATTATTCGTGGAATAAGTTATTCGTGTAATCTTGTTCATATTGGTGTAAAGAGCAGATGACATTGAATCAGCCATAGCTAATTCTATCTTGTGTGCTTCCCGCCAAGCGTCCACTCTTTTTTGTTGCTCTGCCTCCTCTTTTGCTGTGACTTGTTCAATTATATCATTAATTTGCTCAGAATACCAAAGGTCTATCAAATTCTTGTCAATTTGCAAATTTATATATTCTTGTCTTTGTTTATCTATATAACTAATTTTATATTTTACCCAAGCTTCATTGCTTATTCCCAGCATTTGTTCATAAAAAGAATTTGTCTGTTGCGCAATTTCCGCTTGCGCCTTTTTAATTTGCTCATTCGCCCATTTATTTATCAGTTCTTTTTCCACTTGCGCCTCAATGTATTTCTGCTTCTCCGTTTCAATATCCTGTAATCTATTTTCCAACCATTTTTTACTATCTATAGTTATCAATTGTTCATAAAATTGTTTCTGAATAGCAAGTTTTTCTTCGTTCGCCCTTCTCTGCGCCTCTATTTCTTGTTCCTCATATTTCCTGATGATAAGATTTTCCTCAATGCTTCTCTGCTCCCTCAATTGCGCCAGTGCCTTCCTATGCCCCGCATCTAATTCTTCCTCTTTTTTATGATTTCCCATTATAATTTTATATCTTTCTTGAAACCATAAATCTAATTCTTTTAATTCTTTAGCTTTACCTTCATAATTTAACAAGTCCTTCCTTTCCTGAAAAGATTTTAATTCCTCTAATAAACGCTGATAATTCTTTTGTGCTTCAGTAAGCTCTGTTCCTCCAGTTGGAGTTGTTGCCCCAGTTTTAGGTGTTATTGTTTCGGGAGCGGGAGGATTAAGTTTTCCATATAATTCCTCTGCTGATTTTCGCAATTCATCGACATTTTTTTTCATATCACTATATTTATTAGATAGGTTTTCCAACCGTTTAGTCAACGCATCTATTACATCTCCATAGGAAGGAAATAGCATTTTTGGGTTATATCGTTCCCATCCGAGCAAGTTCAGAATATTATATTTATGTATAAAATCTGGTGGGAAAATATCACTCAAATCTTTTTTTGTTGCTAACATATAACTTCTTATTTTTGTTATCGCTGTTTGAACTTCAGACATCTCCGCAAAGTGCTTCATTGCTTTTTCATTTTCTTTAGATATTACTGCATTTACCATTAATTGTTCTGAATATTTATATAGCGATTCCCGTGCACTGTCAATTGAACGAACTAAATCAAAATAATTTGAGGTCTCAAGTTGTTGTTGAGTAATATAAGTTGGCATCATTGCTACTAATTTTTGTTTTGCTTCCCGCAACTTATCCGTCTCCTCTTTGGTCTTGGTCTGTTTTGCGGTCAATGTCAAGATTGTGTGTGAAAGGTCTTCAAATTTCATTTTCATATCCAGGGTCTTCTCTTCCGTCTGCTTGATAATATTATTAGAACCCGATAATGTATCCAAAAAATTAGTAAGAGACCGAGTTGCACTTTCCAGAGCAGGTGTAAATAATTCACCTATCTTTGATTTCAATGTCATCATTGAATCTTCAAGGTTGGAAACTGCCCCGCCATAAGTATCCATCATCCTTTGACCCGCACCAGCAATATCTGAAGCAGGATTAACTAAAGTGTCAATTAATGCTTCTCTAAATTGAGGAAGTGTAAGTTTTGTAAGATCTTCTATTCCTTGAAAACTTTTTATTAGTTGCAGAATACCTCGTTCCCGCAAGATTTCTGATGCACCTACACCACCAGCGAATGCACGACCAACTGCGTTGGACGCAGTGACAAGGTCTACACCCATAAAGGAAGCTAAATCGCTCACTGCCAATAATAGATTTTCCGCATCCAGCCCGAAAGCTTTCAATTGTGCTCCCGCCTGCACGACTTCCTGCAGATTGAAGGGTGTTTTTACTGCGATCTCTTTGAATTTATCGAATACTTCCGCCCCTTTCTCCGCTGATTGATATAAACCCGTCAAGCGCATCTGTAGCATCTCAAATTCTTTTGCGGTTGATATTGAATCGGTAAAAAACTTAAAGCTCTTTTGAACTGCAACTAATGCCATTCCTAATACAGTTGCCTTTTTACCCAACCCCATTAATGTAGACCCGAAATTATTCAAATCAGCATTCGCCGAATCAACGCCTTCGGTTCCAACTCTGGCTATAATGTCTTTGTTTACCTGCATTTTCTATCCTTTGCATATTATATATTTATTATGCGCCAGGTTAAAAATTATAATCATCTCTTCCAAGATAAAAGATAATCCTTATATCCTGTAATGTCAACTATCCTCACTTACTTGCTTCGAGTATTCCAGAAGTCAAATATTGAATACATATCCGCACAAGTTAAACATTTTTCGCATGCACCAGCGGGTCAAATACCCTTAATTTCGTGACAAACTCATTATTGATCAGCATTGTCTTTTTTTCTTAATTTATATATCTCTGCCTGCGCAACTTCTATCAATTCAATCAGCCATATAGGTTGGTGCTCCCAGCTCCCAGGAAATGGGTATTCTATTTTACCATTCACTGCTAAATAAGCATATTTTATAGCTTTATAGACACTTGGCAATATTTTAGGTAAACCTTTTTTATTGCAAATATCTTCCATTTTGCACCATCTGCAGAATTGGTATTCACCCGCATCACCATCGAGGATAGCAATAGCATTCTCATTATAGTGGAAGAATGCTATTGCCTGCTTTAGTTTTTTTCTATGGCTTCCTTATTTTGCGTGAAGCTTTCCTCGTGCTCCCGAATAGCGAAAAATAGATGATTCAGTATCTCTTCAGGAAGTAAGGCAATATTCTCAAGTGTAATATCCCTTTTCCACCGCCACCGCACCAGAGCCCGTTCTATAGTGTGCAATTGCCACTGATACAGGTGAATGTCATATAGCGGGTTGCCTCGCTTGTCCAAGCAGATGCTCCCGTCCTCATTTCTTGCTATAGAAAAAGAGTGCTGTTGAATATAGCCCATGTCAATAGCTGACAAACTCTTCGCTGTTGCTAAATATTCTCCATCAAGAGAAATATCATATTCATAATTCGCCTGTTCGTCAATGAAGCAGTTATCAATCTTATCTTTATTCATTTGTCAACCTTTAATAACAAGTTATTTCAAGTGCATTTTCAGAGGCATCAGCCACGCCTAATCGGAATACCAGTGAAGAGGTAAATCTGCCCATATCGGGATCAGCTATGGTCTTATCTTCCAGTTGACCAAACATATTTATAACCCAACTCTTAATAGGTGAACTATTATCGGAAATATTTAATCCAATTTTCGTTGTATTTTGGCTTAAAAAATCAGGATAAATAGTTTCTGCCACGAAAGGAATATCACAACTAAATTTCAAATCAATACTTGCTAAAATAACATTCTGAATGGTATTATAGTTCATAACCATCAAATTTTCATCTATAAAATTATTTGTTATATCTAATGAGAATGTTTGTAACATTCCTGTGTTCAGAATATCTATCTGTGTTTTACAAAACATCATCGGATTATAGGATGTTGGCAATACAGGAGTTAATGAGGTGAATGGGTTATTCGTCTCATTATATAGCAAGCTTCCAATGAAGGTTGCTTCGTAACGAATTGCCTCTCCAGGGTTGCCCGAAATCCTCAATGTTTTTAGAACACAGCCGATTGCGTAATTACATTTAACGGGTGAATCCGCAAAATACTGGCAGATCGTCCAAGAGTAAGCGCTTCCAGGTTCGCCCCCGAAGACAAATGGTGAAGTTGCGCTGGTATTCAGTAACGCCATCTTCAATAATTCCTTATGCCTATCGGTCCATACACCGCTTAAGGTTATCGTTACCGTTTTATAACCCAGAACTGATCTGAAAGCCAGCGGTTCAAGAGTTATCGGTTTAATTCCCGTATCAAATATCTGCGGGTTTTCCTTGAATTCGCATTTATCGAGCAGTGTGACTGCTCCCGTCCCCGCAGGCACTATTTGCATATAGGAGCTTTCAGGCACCAGCAGGGTGAAGTATTTGTATCCTTTGCGATAGGTTACAGGCATTTTAATCTCCTTTTTTTATTTCTTTTTGTTCTTTGTTTTTTTCCTCTTTGACGAGCTTCAATTTGCCCGTATTGAGGAACTCTTTTACATCTTCATCAGGGACGGAAGTTGGCTTATCAATCTTCCAAAGTTTGCCCCGAACTATTACCTTAATGGGTTCATTTATCGGTTCTATCAGAACTTTGTTTGCCATTTTTTTATCTCCTTATATATTTGTCTCTATTCTGTAAACGACATTAATTTTTCTCACAGATATATTTGTGAGATAACCTAATGCTGTTATATCGTTATAGTTATTGATATCGCCTTTTTCAACGGAACTGCCCATAATATAAGCCAGGGAATCCTCGCTCTCTATAATATTTTCCTGATGCCAGAGCAATTTTTTTATAGCATTTTGGTATTCAAGTAATGACTTTATGCGACTTCCTTTTTCTTTGCTGTCAATTATCAATATTGATACCTGATAGTCAAAAGTTATCCTATTACCAGTCAAACACGAATGATTACTCTCTTCTCCATCTATTAAAATAATTGCTGGATAATTCTTTCCTATAAATTCAATATCATCGGGATATAAACCGATGTATTTGAATACAGATATAGTGCTTAACATATTTATAAGCTTACTTAATATTTGCCACTGAATATTATTCATCTCAATGCCTCATTCAGTTTTTCCATCGCCCATAATCTTTGAGTGGCTGATATTGTCATCCATTCTCTTTTTGGAAGACGACCATCTCCAATCTGATGCCTGTATCCGATGATGGCTCGATCTCGCACACTGAAAAAGATTATTGCACTATGAGTGGTATCATTTGTTACCTTAATTGAATTCATCATCCTGCCCGTATCGGTCAAGGTTACCTGTTCGGGATTCATTACATATCCTATCCCTTCTGCCATTACCTCTCTTTTATGCTCGATCGTGGCAAGAGAATAGCTTGTGAATGGCTTCCCGCTATAATCCCTTCCAGAGCGGGTTCGGGTGATAATTTCATCAGTAAGTTTTGAGGCAATCATATAGGTTTCACGGGTAATATTCTTTTTGAAATTGAGTTCATTTTGTTCTATTTTCGGGAGTTTGAGGTCAAAGTTGATAAACATTATCTCTCCAGTTCACCCATCAAATCAGCACGGTAAATACCCGCCTTGCCCGTCAAGAACGGGTCAAGATTGCTTCTCTGCCAAGCGTTGTTTAGTTCTGCAATATATTTTAATTTGTAACTATTTGCTTTCTTCAAATATAACTCTGCCGAGAGCGAGGTTTCCGCCATATCTTCATAGATAAGTTGTATTGTCTTGTAGTCCGATGCAAGAGCATAGGTTTCAGGATTTGCTATCACATCTATTAGCTTTTGACCTGATTCTTCATCTACCCAAACCTTATGTTCAGTAAGCAATCTTTCAATATCGTAACGAATTATATCCTTGGCAATAGCTATTTTATCGTCCCAATTCCCGCCTTCAATAATCATATTCCAATGCATTTCTGAAAATGAAAGTTTTACTATGGGATGTAAATCTTTGACAAAATTTTCTTCTTCAATATCATTTAATGCTAATGTTTTATTATAATCTAATGTTATATAATATTCATCTTTGTAATCTTTCAATGAACTTAATTCAACGAAATCAATAGTTCCCGTGAATTGATAGATATTTGCTCTGCCTATATATTCTGCTGTGAATGTGAATGTTTTTATTTTATCAGCAATTATTACTTCAATATCTATAGGAGGGAGATGACATTCATTTTCCCGTATTATTCCCTCAAATACTACATTTCCTATCAGCCAAAAACATTGAAGGCATCGCCGAAAACTTATTATTTCAGTATCATAATAATTTTCGACAATTATTGCGCTTTCTGGTCTTTCTGGAATAATTATATAATTTTCTTTATAGCCACATAATTGCGGTAATTCGTTTTCAAAGCGAGTTATCGATTCCAATGAGCTTAATTTGATACTATCCCATTTTCCCATCATTACCTCAATAACAGGAGAGAGGGATTGCACCTCTCTCCCATTATATCATCAAGCGAGCCCGTGCATAAAGGCATTTATATTTTTATTTCCTGAAAGAGTTCCAGTTGCCTCTTGCACGAATGCTAAACGAATATATTTATAACCAGCAAATGTTGCTGGTAAAACCCATTCCTTCACTTCTGTATTATTCCAATCACCTGTAGGGATTACTGCTATCGGTTGATCGGTTTTTGCAGAAGGAGTTGCGGTATCACCGACGCAAGCATAAATATTTAACGCCATTGTTCCTATTGTCATCTTTCCTGCAGAACTTGGCACTATTTCTATGGCAATGCGTCTATTTGTATCCTTTGGAATTTCAATAGCACTTGAATAAGTTGTTGAAGCTTGCGTTAATTGTATGTCTGTTGAAGTTTTGCCTGCATTTTGGAATACAAGCAAGCTATCCAGAGCGTAACCTTTAGGATTGTTAATATTTAACATTTTAATTTCTCCTTATGCCCATAAATCATCGGTTTCGGTCATTGTCATATTATCTTCCACCATTATCGGGATGCCACGCCAAAACTCAAGGACATTATTGTAATCCTTGTCTTGCAGGACTGAATAATACTTGCTGTCCTTGAGGTCTCCGATGCGGGATTTTACTTTGCGGGAACAATAGATGAAAGTGATACCGTCTCCAGATGAATAGTTGACACTATCAACTAAATCGTTCATTTGTGATGCTGTGATATTTTTTCCTGAAGTGTTCTGTAATTTATTTACCACGCTTACAGAATACACGCTCCCGACTTGCAAACCAGCCACGATATTATAGACCGCCTGATACACTGTAAGCTCTTCATCGCCAACGCCTGTAGGAATAGATACAGGATTACCGCCATTCAGGACTTTCACTTTCAGGAAATCGTCCAAGGATTTGCCCTGATAGGTTGGAACGACCAATCCAGTCACGCCAGGTTTCCATCGGACGCATAATATAGAATATTGAGAGCCCGAAGCACCCGTTCCAGAGCCAGCAATGTTACCGCTCTCTTTGACCGCCTGATACAGTCCAGGGAACCCCTTCGGATTGCCCAGTGTAGGATGCGTTCCATAGACCAATGATTTGGAAATGGCTTGCGCCAGCGCCTCTGCATATAGAGGAGCATTATCAGCGAAGAATTTTTGTGTGCCACCAGGATAATTTTCACACATTAAGTAATCTTCGCTCTGTTTGGTCTCAAATATTTTCAGGGAAATTTCTTTTAGTGCTTTAACTCCCTTTGAGGGAGATGTGCCTTCGTTCAAGCCACGCACTGCCACTGAAGGTAATTCAGTCACGACGGGAAATGTATGTTTGAACCCGTTATTACTGAACTCCACTCCACATGTGCGCAATATTGAACTTTCTCTGATTAGTGAGTCAATTATTGCTTGTGTATTTTTACTCGCATAAGCAATAGACAGGTCAAGTAAAGTATTTCGCATTTGTTATTCTCCATTTAGATTTGATTTGGGTTGAACTCCTTGAACTTACCCTCGAATGCATTTGACCCTTCTTCCGTTTTTTGTTCCTTCTTATCTGTTTTTCCTGATTTTTCATATTCAGGAACCGTATCGGATGGGATATCGGAAAAGTAATCAATCGCCTGATAATGTTCAAAGATATCAATATTTTGTTTAATTTCATCTAAAGAAAGCTTTTCATTTTCATCTTTAGGAAGTTTGAAATATTTCTTTATTTTTTGAACTTTATCAAATATCGGACTCTTTTGATTAGCATTCAAAATAGGCAGAATTTTATTCCACTGAGCAATCATTTCCTCTTCTTTTTGCTTTCGGGTTTTTTCAACCTCTGCCTTGTATTGTTCCGCTTCTTTGACTATAGGTTCGTAATCGGTCAATTTCTTTGTCAATTCAGTGATGGTCTCATTGAGTTTCCTCAATTCTTCCTCTTTCGCCTGAATTGTTTCCTTCCTATTGACGCTTTCCTTAATGACTTCGTCAAGATTTTTCTCCGTCTTCTCTATGGCACTGCCAAGTTCAGATAGGAGAATGGCTACTTCCCCAGTTACTTCGGGTGATAATTTGTCTTTCAGGTTTTTGTAAGCATCTGATAATCTGCTCATTTTTTAATCTCCTTTGCGGTTACTCACGCATATTATATATAATAATCAATTGCATTTATTTTGTCAAGTATTATTTTTATTATTCTGCTTCTTTATCTATTTTATCAGGTGGGATCGGAAAAAATGTATGACGGCAATTCCATCGTAACCCGTATTTCTCCTCGAATTCCTTCCGCTCTTTATAGGTGAATATATCTTTCAATCTTGCCCACCTACATTCGGGTCTATTTTTATTGTCCAGAACGCCCACATATCTCCATAGCATATCTTCGGGTTTGATCCCCGCTTTCTCTATTGTTATATCATTTATTTTTTGATTGTAAAGGTGAACGCTTGTCCATAGATAAGTGGTGGCATATCTTTTGAATTTCGCCTCTATATCCCTTCTTATCTTTGCTATTATTTCACTTTCTTCGCCTCCCGCCAATACATAGCTGATTACATTTGACCTGATAAGGGATAGGTTTTGCATTCCGAGGTGCATCATTCCTTCGTGCCCCAATTTTGCGAGCGATTCTATCATTGACTTGTCAACCATAGAAATAGATAAACCGCAATAGTTGCTTACATTTTTCACTAAATCTGGACTGACATCAATCAGCATCAACGAATATTGTTTTGCTATATCAGTGAAGCCAAGTTCCTCTAATTCCTGCACCAGAGAGCGGAAGTGTGTAGATAGGTAATTATAGTTGTATGCACTGGCTTCTATTACACCCCGCTTCCTGTTTAATTTTTTTATCAATCTTTCTAACTCTTCTGCCAGATTGTTACAGACCTCTTCAAGGTCTTTTTCCAGTGCAGATAGAGGGACTTCCCAAGGGTCTTTCATTAATTACTCTTCAGGGACATTGAATTCCGCAAATGGGTTTTTAGCCATTGCTAATCTATTTTCTTCCTGAATATCGGAATACAGTTCCTTCGCCTCCTCGTATGATAGATCAGGGTAATCTTCCATCAATGAACGAATAGGAGACCAAGTTCCATTGCTAATCTTCAGAGCCCGCACCTGTTCCACCTCGGCTGGTGATAGTTCTATTTGAGGTTTATATAGGTTAATTCTGATATCAAGGTTATCTACATCAAAATGTGTATGTTTGTAAATATTTGAAGTTATCAATAATACCTTTATTAGTTTTTCTATTGCCTGAATATATAAAGGTTGCTGGAGAATATTTTTATTGATAATATCTATCTTGCTTAATTTTAGCTGATAACCTGAATTATAGCTCTCGGCTGATGCCCGCGTGGTGTATGCTTGAGCGGATAGCCCCATCCGCTTTGCACATTTGACTGCCTTATCACAAATTATCTGCCAAACCTCATTTATCTTGGCTTCAGGTGTAATATATTTTGCGTCAGGTTGAATATCTGATGTAGAATAAGATTTTCGTGAAAGGTTGATATGAAATTGAGGTCCGACATAAAGCGGAACTGGTGTATCAATACCTGTAGTGACAAGTGTAGAGAAGGTCTGATATTCCGCCATCAGAGCCAGGTTGGTGAGCAATCTGTTTATATCCAGATTGTCTTTTATTAGGAAATTTCCACATTCAGACCAAAAAGTATCAATATTCAGATCGTCATAGAACCAGACAAAGGGTAACATATTATATTTTAAGTAAGGATTTTGATTGCTTTCAATAATATTGGTAACATTGCCTTCACTATTTATCTCCACCTTATCCATAGTTTCTCTTGTCCATCGGACATAGATATTGAGTTGTCTTGACACTTGCGGTGAATCGGTGAGCGGGTTGACCGTGTAATAGATGATATCTGCCTCGGTTGGAAAATTGAGATTTTGTTGAATAAAGCATTTATCCCCCGTGATAATATCAAAGCTAAATTTATCGTTCAATGCACTGTAAAAAGGAACTATCGCTACTTTATGGGTGAGGTTTACTAATCGGTTTACTTTCAGGAGGAGATGTTGGAATTGAGTATCTGCGATTACCTCTTGTAGGAATTCATTCACCGCTTCATTATCGGTCTGTATGGAGATACCGTTTTGGAACATTATTGACATATCATCGATGATTGACTTGGTCAAGGAATCGCAGGTCAAATATTTCTTTAACTTTTTGAATGCTTTTTCTGAATATATTAACTTCATATATTCTAATGTGTATTGTTCCTGTTGATTATTGTAAAAGTCAATTGCTTTTGCAACTTGCTCCCGTCTGTGCAAGTCATTTTGCCATTTTAATTTTTGCTGATCTTGAGCGAAATTCATATTTATCCTCCTATTAAGTCCCGACCGCTTCTATCTTGCCCTGCTCCGTATAAAGCAACGCTACTACAAGATAACCGAGTGCGTCCGAGATGTGAGTGAGTGTGTAATCGGATTTGTCTAATTCCCCGTATTGATTGAGGGAAACTTGTTCAAGGTCTTTTATTAAGTTCTTACATTTTTCATCTATGAATAATTTATCTTTTTCAAAAGCATTATTAACTAAATTCAAGCGGTCTTTTACCTTTATGTTGCGGACACCCTTAATTTGGAAGCCCTTTTTTTCTAATATTTCCAGATCAGTCATCTCCGCACTGGTCTTCCTGCTTCCTCCCGTCATATCGGGACAAGCTATCAATTCATATTTATCGGGTGGGTATTTTTCAATGATAATATCAGCCAATTGTCTGGTGTTTGAATGCGGAACCCAGAACTCATCAACTATATATATCCGTTGTCCGTCATAGAATGCGACCACAGCAGTCATCGGATTGACATTGAAGTCAATACCAAACAGCAGGGTCTTCGGGAGTTTTTGCTGATTGACCCCGCAATGCAGGGAACGGTAAAATTCACTGTATGCCTTATCATAGTTCACATTCAGGAACTTGCCCTTCACATATTGCTCCACAAGTTGTTTCGGATACTGCTCGTAAAGCATCTCCAAATATTCTTTCGGCAAATATTTATTTTCATCCGTGGCAACTTGAATAAGCTTGCCAATTCCTTTTTCGACGAATAGTTCATAAGTAAATCTAAATCCTTCAGGTGTTGTGGTGATGCCCAGAGTGGAGTCCGATGCACCTGATAACCGAGCAATCACTTTTTCATATATATCCTGTTGCTTCCCCCGTTTTAATGTATCGAATTCATCTATATCTATATCGGTGGCTTCCAGTCCAATTAGCTTTGTGGGATCATCAGCAGACCTGAACTTGATATCCCCTTCATATTGTTCGGTTGTCACGGTCATTGAATACTCGGATTTCCGCTCCTCATAAACGATCCCGACTGTGTCAAATACTTCTTTGAATTTTGGGATAACTACATCTTGCAGGAGACGGAATGTAGGACTGATGACTATCTTTCGCATCGGGATGCCTTGATATTTCCTATTCGTGGCTTGTATGATGTATCTCCACGGGAGGGAATGTGTTTTTCCAGACCGATATCCCCCGACCAGAGCGACGAATCTATCTTTAGTGATGGCAAAATTAACTTGGTGCGGAAGACATAAACTAAAATTATATAGCACATTTTGACCGAGGTTAACTATTTCCTCTTTTGGATTTTCAGATTGACCAAGATAGTTGCGTCCCAGCCAGATTTGCATTGTAGCATTCCCCTCTAATGCATTCTTTATTTGCGCTTCGGATAGACGCATTTTCATATCCGAGAGCCCTTTTTTGTATGCATGGGAAAACTCCCCGTCTGCATTTTGCATTTGGCTCCTGATAGTATCTATTGAACAATTGAAGTGGTAAGCCATTGTCTCATAAGTTGCCCTGAAGTATCCGCACAACTCTACTGCTTTCAGGTCAAACTGAATTTTTGGTCTGCCTAATTTTTTATTATTTCCCATTTAGATAAAATATTTACTTTTTCTTTTTTTGATTTATGTGTTTGAATTTTTCAATTTGTGCCAATCTTTCTTTAGCTTTTTCTTTACTGGTGTAGGAGCCCATTTTTCTTCCGCTTTCGGCAATCACGGTGTATTTATTTTTATTTTTTCGGATCATTTTATATCTCCGTTATATAATAGGTTATTTTGCTATATTTAATCATTAGAAAGCGATATCTTCTTTGCAATAGGTGATAGATTTATTAGGAGTTTCGATAATTTTTACTTTGTAACATTCGGGTATTTGTTCTGCGATATATTTTGCTATGTTTTCGACTGTTGGGTTTTCAATTTTAAGGTTAATATTTGAGTGGTCTAAATCTTTAATAATATTGGTAATTTTATCGGGATCGACTACTAAACCGTTTTTATTTAATTGATAACTTTTGCAATAGACAATGATTTCCCAATTGTGCCAATGTTGATTGGTATTTTGGGTCAATTTGTCCAGATTGAGGATGTGCGATGCATAGATTACTGTTTTTGCTTTTAGGTAAAACATTATTATTTCTCCTTTAGTTACTGATAGATAGGATAATCAGGGTTGATATTATGTCAAGTATTATTTTCGATAGGTGTAAATAGTTTCAATTTTCGGCAAAAAGAGCAATGGTAAACACGGGTTAACTTACTGAAAAATAGAAGGTTGACCCGATTTGGCATTTTTTATAATTCACTGATAAATAAAGAGATGCGCAAATTTGAAAACATTTTGACACTCCAAAATATCGGGGTTAAGTTACTGGAAAATAGATAGATAACCCGATTTGGCATTTTCTATAAAGTGTTAATTTTTCATTATTTAGCAAATTTGCTCACTTAATTTTTTATAGAACAGCAACTTAAACCTGTTTTTGAAGCGCAAATATATATATATCTTTTCTCTATATATAGATAACTAATTATATATATAGTCAGAAAAAAAAGCGAAAATACGGGAAAATAGTAAGTTACAAAAAATGCCGAATTGACTTAAACCGTTAAAAAATAGATAGTTAACCCGTGTTTTTTGAATTGAGATTTGGCGTTATTTCGTGTTTAGATTAGATGATAGCTGGCTGGGTGTTTACGATTATATATGTTTATGCGTGATAACCTGTATTATAAGGGAGTTTGCGGGAGGCGTTGAGTGCTGATGTATTGCGGGAAAAAGGCAATATCGTGTAAAACTATGTTTTTCAGTAAGATACAAACTCAAAAAAGGCAAAATAGTATTTTTGAGGTGGAGTCAATATAAAGATAGGAAAAAGTGATGGGAATTGGGTGTAAAAAGGGGGTAAATATGAAAGAATTAAAGACAGCTAAAAAAAATTTTTCAATCATAAGTTCCTGTATCACATAGGTTTGCGAGCGCAAATCTAAAAAAATTGAAAAAAATATGAAAAAAACTTAAAAAAAAGCTTGACACGCAAACAGGGTGATATATATTGTCAATGTAAGTTGAACGAAGGAAAATAAAAAAAATAAATCCGAAGGAGGATAAAATGAAAAACCTAAAAGAAATGACCGATCAAGAGATTCAGGAGCTTATTCAAAAAGCTACTGAAGAACTTGAATCCCGCAAGCCCAAAAATCTAATTGCAATCGATTGGACGGGAGTTGTCCAAGATATTAGAAAGGGTAAGCCCTACTTTGCTGTGCTTACCAATGATAATGGACAACTCAAATACAATTACCTATCAACGATAATGTATGAGGGGAAGAAGTTCAATGCCACAGCAACCGCAGTATTCCGTGGCGAGCTTCCTGAAGGCACAGTGGTAAGATATCGGGAAAGTGCTTCCTGGAAAAATGACTACTCTTACTATGCGGTAGTAACCCAGGAAGGATTGAAAAAAATTACTGAAATTGAAGCCAAGCGACTGCTTGGCATCATAAAATGAGGAGAGTAAAATGAAAAAAGCCAAATTAGAACAGGAACTGAAACTATTAAAAACAATTCTAAATAACAGTGAAAATAATTCGTTGAATCAGGTGATTGCGGAGCTTCAAAAGTGGTGGCTTCGCAATATTGCAATAATCGGAAATGTGCAATATGAATATTGCATAGACCACAATAGGAAAAATGGATGTAAAATTAGAAATCGTTATTCGCAGATTTTCATTGATGAAGATGAAAAAGAAATGCAAATATTCGCAAGGGTCTTTCCAAGCTTGGTGCTGGAGAGATTAGAAAAAATAACAAACACAAATTACCGCAAATATTGGAATGAATTAAACAAATCCTAAAGGAGGATAAAATGAAAAAAATCGAAAGGTTATATCTCAACCCTCTTGGAACAAAGGGGACAGGAAAATCTATTGGAACCAAAAACGGGATATTGACCATAAATGAAATAGGGTCATCCCGTTATATCAATCGAGATGACGCAACTCGATTGATTATCGAAGCGGGTTATGATTTATACCGCCCTGTGAATTGGGATATTATCCAGGGATATGATGAATCCCGTCAAGAATTTTGGGAACTGGTTGGCAAGCTTCCCGAAGAGATCGAAAGCTTTTGCCAACTATCTTATTCGCTGGGTGTAAATCCTCTTCCTCAATTGAGGAAGGGACTTACGATTCCCGTGCATTACTCATGTAGCGGGAATCCTTACAGGATTGCACCCAACCCAGCAGATAAGGGTAAACCTTATCTTGTTGTCCTCCATAATCCTGATACCAATGAATGCCAAGCATTCATTGGACACTATGAGTATTACGGGTCTCATAGTGATAACGAGGATGAGGAGGATGAACCTTCGATAGCTGGGGTTGATGATAGAGACGAATTTGATGTTCCTGAATTGACTAAACCTGAATAAGCCATAACTTACATCAGGGAATGCCTCCTCCTGATGTAAGCTAAAAAAGAGAGGCGGAGCGAATCTCCATAGAAGCTGTGAAGCTAATATGGAGATTTTTTTATTAAAAATTTATATAAAAAAGGAGAAAAAATGAAAGAGTTTACTATCAAACACCCAGATGCTCCAGCAACTCCGAAGCAACTGTATGCGCTGTTTTTGGCGACTGGGGAAGATCATCGGGATAAAGGATTGACTATCCAGCAAGCCAGTGATATGCTAAAAAAGATAGCAATCCCTCGTCCGAATAAAAATACATCGGACGAAATATATAATTATCTTATAAGCCAGTGGGATTTCATTTATGAAAAATTTTTAGATGAAATAAGCATAAAAAGCACACTCCATTTTGATATTAGTGGTGATAAGCGTCAATATATATTCCTCGGCTCGGGTTGCGGATACGCTTGGGTGAAATACGACAAGCGATCTCCCGTGCAAAGAATATTATTTGAGAATGATATTTTTTATTCTGCAATAATACGATTCCGAAATGAATTCCCGAAACGATTAGACCCTCAAATCAAAAAGGAATTAGAGATGTATGGCAATCCTGCGGGTGCAATAATCTCGCAGAATAGAGTGATGGATGTAACAATAAAATCTATTGCCCTGAATTATTGCATAAATAAATTCAAATTAAAAAATTGTTATTTATTAAGCAGAATGGATTAAAGGAGAAAAAAAATGGAAGTAAAACAAATAATAACAAACCTCTATGAGGTATTCATTAAAGCGATGAAAGAGGGGAATAAGATACCTCTGGCGGATATTGAGATACCCGAAATGAACGATGATCAGATAGAAGAACTGATAACGGTATCTCAAAATCTAAATAATGATATGACAAATAAATATGACGCACTTTACGAGTTCATTTTGAGTATGAATTGTTCTAATCTTTTTTTCAAACAGGATTTAGACAAAATGAATGACGACTTAAACTTCGACGGCAAAACATTGAGGGATATAATGAAAAACATTAATCCCGATATAGTGAAAAGTCAAGCGGTTATATTGACTGTAATGTTTATTACCCGTTTATTCTTGACCGTGTTATCGGGTGATTGAAGGATATTAAAATGAAAAGTTACAATAATGAATATGGAACGATCTATTTAGGAGACAACCGTGAAGTCCTTTCGATATTCGAGGATGATAGTATTGAGGCAATGATTACCGATCCTCCTTACGGATATCGAATGCACGGTGCTTCTTGGGATTACGATATCCCGACAATAGATTTTTGGAAGCAAACATTACGGGTATTAAAGCCAGGTGCTCACATCCTTGTAGCTTCAGGAACACGAGTCCAGCATAGAATGGCGTGCAATATTGAAGATGCAGGATTTGTAATACGGGATGTTATCGCTTGGGTTTATGCGGAAGGTGTATCAAAGGGTGCTGATTTAGGAAAAAGCACCGATGGTAAATGGAAAGGGTGGAAAATCACCGTCAAGCCCGCAATGGAATTTTGGACGCTTGCAAGGAAACCGTTGGGTGAAAACACTATTGCTAAAAATCTCAAAAAATATCAAACAGGAGCCCTGCACATAGATGCGTGCAGGGTGGATAATGAATTCCTGAAGCCATGGAAAAAGAATAGAAAACCGATTAGTTATAGTGTTGCTTACGGGGAATTCCGCAGTGGGACTGTTCCATTCACTTCCAGATCGCATCCTGAAGGAAGAGAACCTTATAACTTCATCCATGATGGCTCGGATGAAGTTACCCGATTATTTACCAACGGAGCCCAGCATTTCTTTTACTGCCCGAAAGCCAGTCAAAAAGAAAGGCGGGAAGGTCTGGAAGGGAAAAACATTCACCCGACTGTAAAACCCGTTGAACTTATGCAATATTTAGTTCGG